GCTGTCTTAGGGACGCAGATAAGTTTGCTAGGAGGCTCATGACGAGACGGAACAGACGTGTTACAGTCGATGGTATGAGAACCACACCAATCGAAAGGAAACACATGTTCGAGCTTCATAGGCCAAACGGGGAATTGGTACTTGTACCAGCCTTGTTTGGCATCTGCGACAGCCCCTGGTCCGTGTCTAAAGCGGCCGTGCTCTCGGTCGTTCTGACTCATAGAGTCAAAATAGCCGAGGTCACAACACAGGATCTCTACTACAGAATCGAGGTCCTGCAGCATCCTACGTATGGGTACTTCCTGCTCGAGGGGTACGGGGAAGAGTTCATCTTCCCTCGTCTTCGGCGAGAAAGCAGAGGTAAATCTTACCGCTGCGTCAGGGTTACCGATACAATCATCATCCCAGCTCATCTGTGCTGGGACGATTGATGTCTCGATGTCGTGGTACTCTTGAACAGCAGCATCACGCCGCTGGACGGAGCACTCGACAGCGACCTTTTTGCCCAAGCAGTAGATACTGCGCAGGAAGAAGATCGCGTTCGGACAAGGATGCTCGATTAGACAACCATCAACACCGATAATACGGGACCATAGAACCCAGAGGAATCTGGGTCTAGCGTCTTCCTTGCTTCTGCGCCTGGTAACAGGCCCAGAAGTTGGGATCGAGCCGTTCTCCAGAGTATGGAGGAGGAACTCATCCCCAGAAGGAAGGTCTAAGGTGTAATACCCTAGACCACGTGTATCAGTGCATCTAAGTATACGGGAGAGATCTCTAGTACACTCAGATGGACAGTCTACGTACAACTCTCCGGCATCAGCAATGATGCCCGAGACGGTGCGGCGCAACACTTCACACTGGCTTTTCATCATAGGAAAGCTCCGTGAGATCCAGTTGGCACCGTCACAAGACCAAAAGAAGCAGTAGAACTACGGGATCAACTCTCGTAGTTCAGCAACTTGGTGATATTCGGCGACGTGAAGAAGCCGGTATAGCCCAGGTTGAAGTTCAGAGGTTCAGTGAGCCCGTCGACACGCTCATTTTCAATGACCGTGTAAGACTTGCGCTGAATACTGACCGTCGAAGGAAGCACCGGATACACGACCTGCGTGAACTCGACATTGTGGCGGTCGATGACCTTGCCACGCGTCTTGTCAGTGTAGTTCGAGTGCCGGATCTTGAGTCGAAACTCATCGAGGGTGCCACGGAGGAAATATTCCGAACCGTAAGCATCCTGGTTGATCCGATTCAGGACCTTCGCGACTGCGTTGATGGTGATAGTGATGGTATCAGCGAACATGTTGCGATTCCTAGGGTAAGCGCTGCTAACGAGGTACTGGGAGTTTCGGGAACGCAGGGTTAAACCTGCCGTTCGAGATGCCTCCACCCTTGAGAGCAGCGAGAGACCCAAGGATAGACAGTTGTCTGCCGGTTAGAACCGGCATACGTGCGTCATATGCAGCCGACTGAGGCTGGCGGGACTTCGTCTCAATAAGCCTAGACGGGAGCTGGGATACTTGTATACCAGCCCACGGTGAAGGCGTCGATATCGTGTAGTTAACTTGCGTAAGCAAGTGCTCCATGATAAACGAATGAGACACGTAGGCGGGTATGATGTTGCGGTTAGCAGCAAGCATATCACCTACATTCCCAAACCAATCGGCAAGCCAACTCCATGGCATAAGTTCCCATGCAGTAGACATGTCGATGGTTGCACCAGTAACGGCGTCCATCGCCTTTTTGCGAAGTTCGTCGTTCGTTTTTGGCCAGGATCTAAAGAAAGTGTCTGGTTTCCAGACACAGTACGCGGAAACGCGCCGCGATGTAAAGATTGTCCGCATACAACCGAGTCTTGCCCAATTGGGCGAAGATATCATGAAGATGTCGGACTTGCTAGACACCGCCCCTGACCAAACTACGCTCTTTCGTCTGATCCCTCCTTTACCGAGAGCAGTAAACTCGTGGAATCTCTTGTCCGCCTCTTTGGTGAACTGAGTCATCTTAACGAGATCACTGATCATCGGTTTAATGCCAAACTGATAACGGATGTTGCCATTGGCAATAGCCGTTAACATGTTCCTTCCGAACGAATAGACAAGGCTAGGTATGTCCCGGAGCTCCCCTAAGAAGACAGGAATGTCGACGTAGGGACGCGAAGGGTTCGTATTAGCCATGAACTTCGTCATGAGGTAGGCATTAGAGGGACGACTGCCATCAGAAAGGTGACTTATATAGCCCACAGGGTTGCGATCAATAGGGAAGCTATACGCGATCTTATTAGGATCGAGGATAGTAGCTCCGTTGATAGCACCCGGAACGTGGATGATATGAGTCATAGTGAACGGAGAACCGCCAGGCTTCGTAAACGGAATGGTATCATCCATTCTGCGAGAAGAGAGCGGTCCAACGACACTAGAACCGACGATGGATCCATTGTCAGATAACTGACCAGAAGTGGAACCAACTTCGGACAACTTTGTGCGGGCAGCCATATGGCCTCATACTGGGTAGTTGGAGACAACAACTAGAGAAGCTCTAGAGGAG